GCGGCTAATGCTCCTCAGATGAAGATTGCAGATTTCTTTACTGGAATCCTCAAAGCGTTTAATATGGTTTGCATTGGCACGGATGAAAACACGTACCAACTTGCACCTTTAGATGATTGGTATGGACAAGGAGCAATTGTTGATATCACTAAGTTTACGGATGTAGATTCAATTGATGTTTCTCGTATACCACTTTACAAAAAGATTACGTTTAAGTTTCAAGATTCTGAGTGCTTTTTAAATAAACAGTTTAGCCAAGTTTACTCACGAGGCTACGGAGATATGACTTACCAGTACGATTACGATGGTGGGGAATATACAGTTGATTTACCTTTCGAGAATATCTTACAACAAAAATTTGACGGTACTGAGTTGCAAGTAGGTTACGCTCTAAATAACGAGTTTGCTCCATACACACCGAAGCCAATCCTTTTGTATCAGTATGACAACCAAGATTGTAATTTTAAGTTGCAAGTAGGTTCGCACGTTACGATTACAAGCTACACGCCATTTGGTCAAGACTTGAGATACAATAACACGGACTTAACTTTGAACTTTGCTCCAGAAACTTCGAGCTTATTACTTGTGCCAATCCAGCAGACGCTCTTTGCTCAGTATTACTTTTCATATCTATACAACCTTTACAACCTAAAGCAAAGGCTAATCACCGTCAAAACCATTTTGCCAATTAGCTTACTTACTGGATTGAAGCTAAACGATAGGGTAATAATTAGGGACAAGCGTTATATCATTAACGATATGCAATCTAACCTAACAAGCGGTGAAGTTATGCTTTCGCTATATTTAGATTTCAGACCAATGATTAATAAAGTTCCTTTCTACATTGTGCCTACAAGCGGAGGAAGCGTAGCAACTGCAATCAACTTACTTAACGGAGCAACAAGTGCTTTAATTACTCCAGCAAGTTCTGACATTACGGTAAGCCAAACAAGTTTAACGCAAAGCTCAAACGTAACAATCACAGTTCCTCCAGCATCCGCAAACACGGTTTATAGTGTAGGAGTTAGGTACATAATGGAAGACGGAACTGCACAAGGTGAAACCATAAACATAGTAGTACAATGATACAACAGATAATTGCAATGCTCCAGATAGATGAGTTCTACGGAAAAGGAGAATATATAGATATAGCTAAAGGAAAGCATAAATTACATACGTCTTTTAGAAAGGCGATCAAACAAGCGAAACGAGAAATAATAAGCAAGCGAAATGGCAGAAGTTAAGAAAGTAAAAATAGAAGGCGATACTTCCGGAGCTGTAAAGGCAATGGATAATTTATCTCAAGCAACTAAAGAAGTAGCTCAAGAATTTAATAACGCCGCTACGTTTGCTGAACGTTACGGAGAAGAACTGCAACCGCTTACTACCCGAATGGGAGAAGCTGAAGATAGGTTGTATGAATTAGCTAACGCTGGAGAAACTGCATCAAAAGAATATCAAGATCTCTTAGAAACGGTTTCCAGATATCGCAAGGTGCAGATCCAAACGGATATGGCGGTAGATGCTGCTGCTACAACTATGGCTCAAAAACTCGGAGGAGCATTAGGAGGTGCTACTGCTGGATTTGAATTAATGCAAGGAGTATTAGGTACTTTTGGAGCTGAATCTGCTGAGATAGAAAAACAGTTGCTTAAAGTGCAATCAGCTATGGCTATTGCTCAAGGAGTTCAAGGATTCAAAGAAGCAATCCCAGCAATTACTGCTTTTGGTACTGCTATAAAAACTCAAGCTATTGCGGCTATATCAACTTTAAAAGGAGCATTAATTACTACGGGTATTGGTGCCTTAGTTGTTGCGTTAGGATTCGCTGCTAACGCTATGGGATTGTTTGGAGATTCAAGTGAAGATGCAGAAGAAAAACAAAAGCAACTTGATGCTCAGTTAGAAAAGACGAATAAAAGATTAGAAGATCAAAAGAACCTAACTGAAACGGTAAGCCAAACACTTGACAACAGAGTACGTAGAGAATTAATTGATGCTAAGAAAAGGGGAGCATCCGAAGCTGAGTTAAATAGAATCCAAGCAGAAGGAGCTAAAGATAGGATTAGGCTATTAGAAGAAGAAGAAAAGAAGTTAAAACAAATCTATCTTCAAAAATCTAAAACCGGAAGCACAAAAGAATATGAGGCCGCATCTGCTGCTTGGTTAGAAACATCTCAGAAGTTAATTGATGCCAGACTATCTTTAGATGAAAAAGAAGCTGATATAAGTTACCAACGTATTCAAGAACGGAAGCAACAACAGAAAGAAGCTGCTAAAGATCAAAAAGAAGTACTCGACTTTTCAGTACAAGCCTTTAATGAGGCTGCTATGGAAATTGATATTGTTGATCAAGAATATTTTGATAAAGCTCACGAAAGAGATTTGGCAGATATTCAAGCTGAAAAGGATTACCAACAAGCAATTGTGGATGCAACAAATGCTGGTTTATCAGAGCAGCAAGATGCTGAATATGCTCACGCTGAATGGCTAAAGAATTTAGATAAACAAAAACAGCAAGATCGCTTAGAAGCAGCGCAAGCATTATCAGATACCTTTGGAGAAATTGCTAACTTATTTGGAGAACAAACTGCAGCTGGTAAAGCAGCAGCTATTGCTCAAGCAACTATTGACACGTATTTATCTGCTCAAAAAGCATACTCAGCAACGATAGGTATTCCAATTGTTGGGCCGGTATTAGCTCCTATTAATGCTGGTATTGCTATTGCTGCTGGTATTAAAAACATAAAAGCTATTGCATCAGTTCCAGCTCCGGGCGGAGGAGGAACAGAGCCAAGCGTTCCGAGTGGAAATAATTTTGGAGGAACAATGCAAACGCAAGCACCAAGTTTTAACGTAGTTGGAAATTCTGGAGTAAATCAGTTAGCTCAGCTTCAACAAACTCCGGTTCAAGCATATGTAGTTTCCGGATCAGTAACAACTGCTCAGAGTTTAGATAGGAACCGAATAGAAAACGCAACATTATAACACATTTTAAGTTTACGGAATATGGAATTAATTGAACTAATTATTGACGAGAAAAATCCGCATCACGGGATAGATGCTGTGAGCGTTGTAGAATACCCAGCTATTGAGGAAAACTTTATTGCTTTAAATAAGCAGCAAGTTCAGCTTAAAGAAGTTGATCAAGAGAAACGTATTTTGATGGGGCCAGCATTAACGCCTAACAAAAAGATTTACCGTAACGATGAGAAAACAAAACGTGAGTGGGAAATATTCTTTTCTGAAAACACGGTACGTAAAGCATCTGAATTATTCCTAATGAGATCTAACCAAAACAATGCTACGTTAGAACACGCTAAGGAAATTGACGGAATGTCTGTTGTTGAAAGTTGGATTATTGATGATCCCAAATCGGATAAAAGCCGATTATATGGCTTTGATTTACCAAAGGGAACTTGGATGATTAGTATGAAAGTAAACAACGATGATATCTGGAAGAGAGTAAAAGCTGGAGAAGTAAAAGGCTTTTCTATTGAGGGCTACTTTGCGGATAAATATGAAATGTCATTAAAACAAAGCGTAAATGAGGAAATTATTAACCAACTTAAAGAACTACTTAAGTAATATGAAAAAGACACCAAGTAAATCAAGCCCAAGAGGTGGCAAGCGTGGATGCTTATGCGATGACGGTAAATACTCAAAAGAATGTTGCAACGGAGATCTACAAAATCAAGGCGTAGGTTCTTTGGTTGAGCAAGGATCCGGATCAGTAAATAATACTAATGCTCCCAGAACAATTACCGGAGTAAACGGATAAAAACGCAACAAATTAAAACAAGTATAGTTAAAGACGTATAAAAGCAAAAAGATGAGTTTAAAAAGCGTAATGGCTAAGGTTGCCGGAATTGAAAAGGAGAAAGTTGAACTTGCTACTGAGCGTGTTGAATTAGCTGGATTAGATAGCATAATTTCAGCAGAAAATGCACCAAAACCATTTATGGATAAGGCTATTGCTTTAAAAAAAGAAGCAATGAATAATTTTGTTGAAGCACAAAGAAATTACAAATTAGTAATTGATTTATGTGATAAATATTTGCCAATGGCAAAGGAATTAGGCGATGCAAATACAGTTAAAACATTAACTAACAAACGTAAAATGGCTAACGATATGTTTAAAGCATTGAACATTGATATTAGTAAACTTAAATAAAAACAAATGAACGAAAACAAAATCCTAAACAAAGTTCGTACACTTCTTGGAATGGAAGTGAAATTAGAACAAATGAAATTAACAGACGGAGTTTCAATGCTCGAAGCTGATGCTTTTGAAGCCGGTAACGAAGTTTTTATTGTAACTGAGGATGAGCAAAAAATTCCTTTACCAGTAGGAGAATACGAATTGGAAGATATGCGTATTTTGGTTGTATTGGAGGAGGGTATGATTGCTGATATCCGTGAAGCTGCTGAGCCAGAAGTTGAAGTTGAGGTTGAAGAGCCAGAAGCTGAAGCTCCAGTAATGGAGGAGGAAATGGCTGCTGAGGTTTCATCTCCAAAGAAAACAATTGAATCTATCATCAAAGAAACTTTCTTTTCTAAGATGGAAGAATTACAAGCTGAAAACGAATCATTGAAAGCTGAATTGGCAAAACTTTCAGCACAACCAACTGTGGAAGCTAAAGAAGAAGAAGCTCCGGTTGAATTGTCTACTGATGCTGAGCCAAAACCAATTTTACATAATCCAGAGAATGTGCAAGAGCGTGAAATGTTCAAATTTGCTCAGAAAAAAGGCCGTTCTACTATGGATTCAATCTTTGAAAAAATAAACAAATAACTAACCAAATTAAATTTTAAGAAATGGCTACTACCACTTCAATTACTACAACTTATGCTGGCGAATTTAGCTGTAAATATATCGCTGCAGCATTATTATCTGCTCCAACTTTAGAAAAAGGCGGATTCACTATCCACCCGAATGTTAAGTACAAGCAAGTGATTCAAAAAATCGGTACAGATGATATCATCAAAAACGCTACTTGCGACTTCGATGCTACATCAACTGTAACCCTTACTGAGCGTATTCTTCAACCGGAGGAGTTCCAAGTAAACCTACAATTGTGTAAAAAAGATTTCCATTCTACTTGGCAAGCGGCTGAGATGGGTTACTCTGCATTTGATGTAATGCCTAAGTCTTTTGTTGACTTCTTGATCGGATACGTTTCTGAGAAAGTTGCTTCATCAATGGAAACAACTATCTGGACTGGTGTTAACGCTACTGCTGGTCAATTCGCTGGTATCTCTACTCAAATTGCTGCTGATGCTGCTTTGCCATCTGCTCAAGAAGTTGCCGGTACAACTGTAACTGCTGCTAACGCTATCACTGAGCTTGGCAAATTGGTTGACGCTATCCCAGCTCGCCTTTATGGTCATCCAGATCTTAAACTTTACGTTGCTCAAAACATCTACAAAGCATATGTACGTGCTTTAGGTGGTTTCGCTGCTTCTGGAGTTGGTGCTAACGGTTTTGACAACAAAGGAACAAACCAAAACTTAGGCGATGTTTTCTTTGATGGTATTCCGGTATTTATGGCTAACGGTATGGCTGCTAACACTGCTATTGCTACTCCATCTTCAAACCTTCACTTTGCTACTGGCTTATTGAATGATATGAACTTGGTTAAAGTCATTGACTTAGCAGATTTAGACGGATCTGAGAACGTCCGAGTAGTGATGCGTTTCACCGCAGATGCTAAATATGGTTTTGCTGAGGATATGGTTACTTACGGAATCACAAACTCCGCTAACTAATCTTAACTGAATTTTAAGAATCGGGGAGGGGTAAAATACTCCTCCCTTTTTTATAACTATTAAATTTTAAAATATGAGCTGCGATTTAGCTAACGGTAGGCTTGAGGTATGTAAGACAGCAGTAGGTGGTATTGATGCTATCTACTTTGTTAATTACGGAGATTATACGGGCATTACCTATGACGGAACAAACACGGATGTAATTGATTCAGTTGCTGGTGTTACTACACTTTATAAATTTGAATTGAAAGGAACAAACTCTTTTGATCAAGTTTTAAATTCTTCTCGTGAAAACGGAACTACATTTGCTGAGCAAACTTTGACGTTCACTTTAAAGAACCAAGATATTACGACTCACAAAATTGCTAAGTTATTGGCTTATGGCCGCCCTCACGTTGTTGTAAGATCACGTAATGGTAATTTCTTCTTTGCTGGCCTTGAGCACGGTATGGAGGTAACAACTGCTAACGTATCAAATGGAACTGCGATGGGTGACCTCAACGGTTACACATTTACAATGGTTGGACAAGAGAAATTATTGGCCAATTTCATTGATACAACTGCTGCTACTGATGCTGCTTTAGCAACTGCATTTGGTAATGCTACCATTGACACTAACTAAGATTAAAACTACTACTAAAGAAAGGCTGCTCTTACGGGTGGCCTTTTTTTATATCCTATTGCATATAAATATTCCGATTTTCCTTTTTTTTATATCTTATTGCATATAAGGGGTAAAATTTGCCACTTAAAGCGCATCAAAAGGTAAAAACGCTTAAGCGCAACAAAATTGAACTAATGTAGTTATGAAGATATGATTGTACTTACAACCTCAAGTTCAGCTCAAACATTTAGTTTCATTCCCAGAACTACGGGATATAATGTTATGCAAATAACTGATGAAATTGAAAACAAGACGTCAACTGTTGCAATAACTTCAAGTATTGCCGGAGGATATACTCATTCAATAACTGCTACGTTTGATTTAGTTGAGGGGCGTAGTTATTTGTTGACACTAAAAAACGGATCAAGCATTATATATAGAGATAAAATATATTGTACGGATTCGCCTTTAACTAACTTCAGCGTAAACTACAATCAATATACGGAGAACGTATCTAACAACGAATTTATCGTAATATGAGCAGTAACATACAATTTGTCAATTTAAGCCAATACGAGCCACCGGTTATTACCGAAAGCAAACGTGATAATTGGGTGGAATTTGGAGGAGAAAATAATTACTTTCAGTTCTTAATTGATAGATACAACCACAGCACCACAAATGCCGCAATTATAAACAACGTAACACGTTTAATTTATGGTCGTGGATTAGGAGTTTTAAATGCAGATCGCAAACCAAATGAATATGCACAAGTCAAAACCTTATTTCACGATGATTGCATCCGCAAAGTCGTTATGGACCGCAAGCTATTGGGACAATTCGCAATACAAGTACACTATAACCAAAGCAAATCCAAAGTTCTCAGAGCTTACCACATACCAGTTAATTTGCTCAGAGCTGAAAAGTGCAACAAAGACGGAGAAATAGAGGGATATTATTATTCTGATGATTGGACTGATACACGTAAATTTGAGCCTAAACGCATACCAGCTTTTGGATTCGGCGGTAAGAATGAATTGATTGAAATAATTTATTCAAAGCCCTACACGGTAGGTATGAAATACTATGCGTATCCAGACTATCAAGGTTCTTTACCCTATGCTCTGCTTGAGGAGGAGATATCTGAGTACTTAATTAACGATGTGCAGAATGGCTTTTCGCCAACTATGATCGTGAACTTTAACAACGGGGTGCCGACTGAGGAGCAAATGAATATCATTGACTCAAAGGTAAAAGCTCAGCTTACGGGATCTAAAGGTAAAAAGGTGCTTACTTCGTTTAATGAAAATGCGGATCTTAGAACAACTATTGATCCAGTTTCTTTGAATGACGCTCCGGAACATTACCAGTATCTTTCTGAGGAGTGTATGCGTAAAATTATGTTGGGCCATAACGTCACTTCTCCTTTGTTATTTGGTGTTGCTTCTACTAATGGATTCTCAAGTAATGCAGATGAGCTTAAAAACTCTGCTATCTTGTTTGACAATATGGTTATTCGACCTATCCAAGATGAAATAATTACTGCTTTTGAACAAGTGTTGCATTTTAACGGGCTTTCAGTTCGTCTTTTCTTCAAAACATTACAGCCTTTGGAGTTTACTGATCTGGAAAACGCAATTACAGAAGAACAAGTACAAGAAGAAACCGGAACGGAGTTAAGTTCGCAAAAAGAAAGTGATAAAAAGATTGCTCAAGCGTTAATTGAACTTGGAGAAGAACCATCAGAAAATTGGCTTCTAATAGATGAATTTGCTGTTGACTATGATACAGATCAACAAGAGAATGAAATGCTCGCAAATGAGCCTAAAAAGAGCTTATTTAGTCGTTTTGTTGAATTAGTTAGCACTGGAGATAGCCGCCCAAACATTAGAAGTAAGCAAGATGAGGTAATTGATGGAGTTAAATTCGTTACTCGCTATAAATACGTTGGAGCAGTTCACGACAATACTCGTGAGTTCTGCCGCCAGATGATCAATGCAAATAAGATCTACCGTAAAGAAGATATTGAAAAAATGAGTAAAGAAGCGGTTAACGCTGGTTGGGGCCCGAAAGGAGCTGATACATACGATATCTTTTTATACAAAGGCGGAGGTAATTGCCACCACAGATGGAATAAACAAATTTATGCTCAGTTTGAGGGTAGAGCTTTGGATATTCCTAACGCTAAACAAATTGGACAAGCTAAGGCAGCTAAATACGGATATACTATCAAAAATAGTGAGCTTGTAGCAAAGCGACCGGTAGATATGCCTAATTACGGATTCCTACCAAGCAATCCACAACCTAAACGCACAATAACAAGATAATGGCACAAGCACTATTAATAACAGATTCAGATCTTGTAAAGTTTACTGCTACCAATGGTAACGTTGACGTAGATAAATTTGTGCAGTTCATCAAGATTGCCCAAGATATTCATATTCAAAATTACTTAGGCACTAAACTTCTGGAAAAGATCGAAGCAGATATTATTGCTGGAACTTTAGCCGGTAATTACTTGAGTTTGGTTACCACATACGTTAAGCCAATGCTCATCCATTGGGCAATGGTGGAATATTTGCCATTTGCTGCTTATACGATCGCTAACAAGGGAGTATATAAACACGGATCAGAAAACGCTACTAATGCAGAGAAAAATGAAATTGATTTCTTGATTGAAAAAGAAAGATCTATCGCTCAGCATTACACAGAACGTTTCATTAATTATATGTGTTTTAATAATAACTTATTTCCGGAGTACAACACGAACTCAAACGATGATATGTACCCAGATAGAATGAATAATTACACGAGTTGGTATATATGAAAAAACGAACTAAGGTAGGAAGCTATAAACCAAAAGAAACTAACGTAGAGAAGCTCCGTGTTTTTCTCGCTAAATTAAACACAAAAGAAAATGTCAAATAATATAAGTTGGGGTAAAATCTACGAGTCCACT